TTTAGCATTAATAACTGCGTGTGATGTCATAGCCACTTCAACTTAAACCAAATATAATCTCTCTCATATCTAAACTTCAAACACATACCCTCTTGTGTTCTATACCATCTACAATGTCTCTCACAATTATCAACTGTTTCATACATCCATTGTATCACATCAGCCTGTAACTTGTCAAGTTTAGATGTACCTATTTCTGTTTCAAATAAGTCAATATGATACCAACCCGGCTTGTCGTGCCTGAAGTCTTTGTGGTAGTAATTATCTATACGCCAGCCCTTTTCTTCTGCCAATTTGTATAGCTCTGGGAAGGCAATCTGATACAATTCATTATTAATTGACATTGACTATTTGATACTTTGAATAAGGATAGTGTTTGTGTAACCATTCAAGCAAGCCCGGCTCATATGGTAGTTTAATTGTTTTGGTTTTATCTGTAATGTACATCATTCCCATTTCAATAAAAAGAATGTCATATCTTCGGGTTTCTTAAACTTCCATGTGTCAAAACTTGTACGAACACCGCAATTGTTTTTCTCACACCATTCTTGGATAGGTACCATATCTTCTTCTCTGATACCATATTCAAATCCTCTAGGACCTGGGTGCCAAGTTGCTTTCAACTTATAGCCCGGAAGTCTATGCCAAATAATTTTAGTTTTTCCTCTTGCCATATTATAATGTCCGCCGTTAAACAATCTACAAACTTTTTCTGAAAATTTAACCATTGATAGATCAGTTAGTAACATTAGTAACCTGCATCTTTCAATAACTTTTTAATGTCAACAACTGTGTCAGCTTCACGCAAAAATTTAATAGCCCAGTGTTCAGGGTTGATATAATCAAGCACAATCTTTTCTTGTGTTGGGTCTAGTTTACTTAGAAACTCAACACCGCTACTGCTTTGATATAGCATCCATGGGCTAATTTTACCTGTTGTGACTGCATGACAGATTTTATATACATTGCCAAATCTAAGTAAGTCATGGTATTGCAAATTGTACTCAGGTGCTAAATCCATACAGTATTGAATACTGCGTTTAACCGCATCATACGCATCTTCAGTTTTCAAAAACTCTATTAAGAATTGAGTATAATTTGCATCGGTGCACCAATAGTCTATCTTATGGTTACCCTTTAATAACCAATCACAAAATCTACTTATATTAATACAATTGACATTGATACAGTAATTACCAAACTTCATAAAAGCCCCATAGTATGGGCTCTTTATGAAATCTTCATATGTTTTTGGTTTTTTACTTGCGCTTTGTTTGCGAAAGAAATCAACAAAACATTGAAAAGCAATACGATTGCTTTGTTTGTCTTTGTCTAACCATCTACGTTTGGGTTCACAAATATGTCTCAAAAAATTGCCTTCTTTTACAAAACTTCGTTTGCAAAATTCACAATTTAATGATGAGTCAATTACCTTGGTCTCGTTCATATTTTTCTATGTCTTGCTCTGTTATAAATTGTGCTAGTAATTCAATATCTGCTATCTTTAATGTAGGGTATACTTTAGCTAGATATGTTTTCTTTTTATGCTCCTGCACAAATGCTTCTGAAAGTTCTTTGTTATCATTTGTAGAGAGTTTAGGATATATCTTGGCATAATAATCACTTACATCTTTTGTCTTTGCAGATTCTTTAAGTTGAGTGATTTTATTTGATAGATGAGGTATCCATTGATGAAATTGTTTGCCGGCACCTGGGCTACATGCACACAGCATTAACCATTGTAGTTTTGGATTCTTTTGTACATATTCATTAAACAAGTGTTTATTCATTGCAGCATCCACACTCATTATATAATACTGTTGCAATTCAGTTGATCCTTTAATTGCACTCATCCAATGAGTCATCATATAGGGTACAAACTTCTTTTGTTGTTCTTCACTTAACCTATCATAATAGCCATAATCTTTCTTGTCTAATGCTGCCAATGCATCAAACAAGTCAAAGTCTTGTTTTTCAAACTTTTCGTCAGTTGGTGTCTTACTTTTTGTTGCCATTAGAACGCCTGTTGATAATCTACTATTTCACAATTACGACTGATTTCTTTTACAAAATAAACACATCTTGGCTTCTCATCATCATCAATTGGTACGCAAAGAAACTGACCATTCTTTAATCTAGGTGCATACCATGTTACATCGTGATAGATATCTACAATTTCAATATCTAAGAAGCTAGGTCTAAATGCTGATAAAGGATTAAATTCAAATGCTTTGAATCCCCTATCATTTACACTTGTAAGTGGTAATGTCTCTAGGTCACCAATCTCTGGTTCACCAATCAATATTTGCCAATCAACTGGCATTTTTATAGTTCGATTGCCTATACGTAATACAAGTGCCGGGCTATTAAAACTTTCTAAAAAGATTAAAGGTATATAGTGATAGTCTACATTTTGAGGGTTACTGTTGTCAAGTATCGCAAAACGTAGGTCATCTATTTCGTCTGGAAGTGTTTCCAAATTGAAGTATTGATTTTTGTCTAGAGTTAATATTCGCATGCTGTTATTATAACACTTTCTTATCTATATGTCAATTTTTCTAGGTCAAACGGGTAATTAGCCTCATTGTAAAAGGCTTTACGTTGTGTTAAATGTCGTTTAGCAAATTTACAAGTACTCGTGATATCCCAAATTTGCACAAAGTCTTTGTCTTCTGCTTTTCTTATGCCACGTCCAATAGACTGTATAACCCTGACAAAGCTTTTTCCGGGTTCGATAAGCACCAAATTAAAGATGCGAGGAATATTAATACCCACGGCAGCAACTCCATACGTCGCCACAATAATTTTATTGGTACTAGTAGCAATTTCATCATACTCTTCCTTACGTTCTGTTAATTTAGTTTCGCCCGAAACAAACACACTATCGGGTAATCTACTTATGAGTTCTTTGCCTGCATTAACTCTATCTACTAGAACAAGAGTATTTCCGGTTTCGTTAATTTCTAAAATCTTTTGTGAGATTGCATCAAGTCTATGTGTATCTTCAAGCAAATGTTTTAACTCACTTTGATAGTTTGTAAACTCAACCTCGTCTTTCAATTGTATAATCTTTACATGACATTGTGCCAATACTCCTTGATCCTGCAATTCACTTGCACTTAGTTTACTGATAACAGGACCCAAACTAACATACAATGACTGGGCTTCAAACTTTGCTTTAGGAATGGTACCAGTTAACCCCCAACGAATTGGCACTTTACTAAATACCCCGGTCAATAAAGTTTTTAGTGCATCTGCTTTTGCCATATGCACTTCATCGACCATAATACAAACTACACCTTCAATAAACTCACCTATTGAAACTTCTGCTTCACCACTCTTAGTATTCTTTAACATGTTGTTTAAACTTTGCCAAGTACAGATAGTATGTTTTTTACCGTATTCTTTTCTATCACCAAAGTACACACCCACATCTAATCCAAGATTAATATAATCTGCTTCTGTCTGTGTTACTAAACTCTTATTGGGGACAATCACAATACTACGTCCATACTTTTCTACAGTGTAACTAAGTGCCGCAGTCATCAATGTCTTACCTGCACCTGTTGCAATCTCCTGCAATGATTGAGGATTCTTTAAGAAGTTGTTCACTATATTAATTTGATAATCACGCAATGTGACAGGTTTACCTTCTTGTGGATGACCTTTAGGCCAATTCTTGTGTGTGAATGTTGATTCGGACACTTCAGCAAATTCAAATGTTGTAGAATAATCTCGCAAATCATCTAATTCTATATCATAACCTGCACGATCTAGTACTGGTAGTATTTCAGGCAACAAATTAACATAAGTACTTCCACCTAAACTAAAATAACTTACCTTACCATTCCAACGACCTAGTCGTACTGCAGGAAGATATCTGGCGCCGGGTACATCATACTCAAACATTTTCATTAATGCTTTGCGTTCGGCTAATTCTAGCCCTTCAAGTTTTACATTGACCTCGTCTTTAACAATAACTTTACATGTTTTCATATTTACCTGTTTAATTCAATGGGTTTACTATCTGCTAAAAATATCGTCTTAGATGAGCTAGAATTATATTGATACTTCATATTCCATAAACCAAATATTATTGTCACATAGAATGTGTTAGGTAATTCTATGGGTTTATCTTTGATCTCTAGTATTACTTTTATGTTACTCTTAGATAACTTGTCTAACAAAGATTTTTTTATTGATTTTTTATCGCTTGTGCCTGAGTTTGGGATCAGTACTGCTTCAGTTTTAATACATTGTAAATAGTCTATCACTTCATCTAGGTTAAATATATCTAATATAGGGTTCAAGTCTTTAGAAAATTCTAAATACTTTATAGACCTTTCGTCTTCTCCTATAGTTTTTATAAGCTGTTCATCTACCGTTTTATCAATACTTATTCCATAGCTAACCAATCTTGCGATTGTTGAGTAGTCAATATTATCAATGTCTTCTTTTATTGCATTGTTTAATGGTTCGTTGATTCCAGCAATATAGTATTTGTTCTTATATACCAATGTAGGATCCCAATACAAACAATCTTCGTACTCTATAAACTCATTGATCACATTTTTGATAGTATCACAATAATTTATGTTTGTGTAGTATTTTTCTGTTTGTTCTAAGATATACTTAAGTG